TTTAACTCGCACATTGAGTAATTTTATCGCCCCTGGTAGCGACTTCGTCACACTCAAAAAGACTGATCGGAACTACTGCCTGAACATCACAAAGAAAAGGTTCTCCTTGCTCAAAGAGGGATTCAAAAAGGCAATAAGTTTCACCATCGATAATAAAACATACAAACTCTCTCCAGGGGAGCTGACCGAGGTACCAGTTAGCAGATCCAGTTCAAATTACAACGTCTATATCAGCGACCTGACGGTGATGTCAGGGAAACTGGAAACACTTCATAACAATCTCCGAACACGAACTGTCAAACGGTATTTTGAATTCCTGAAGGATTTTAACAATGAGTGGAGCAAGGACCTTGAGGAGCTCAGTATTCTGATTGGTCGGATCGATGTGGTTAAATCAGGAGCAAAAGTTGCAGACATGTTCAATTACTGCAAGCCTACTATTGTAGATGATTCAGAACGCTCTTTCCTACAGGTCAAAAATCTCCGTCATCCGATCATTGAGCGTATAAACATCGAGACCAAATATGTACCACACAGTTTGACCCTTGGATCACCCGGTCCAGATCTGCAGTCCAATGGTTCCGATCGGTCCGATGGGTCCGACAGTATCAATAACATCGATGGTATGTTGGTTTTTGGTGTGAATGCATGTGGGAAGAGTAGTTTGATGAAATCTGTCGGAGTTAACCTCGTTTTAGCTCAGGCAGGTTTTTACGTTGCAGCGGAAGAGTTCACCTACTCCCCATATGAACAGATTCTGACACGTATTGTCGGAAATGACAACATTTTCAAGGGACAAAGCACCTTCGAGGTCGAAATGTCGGAGCTGAGAGGCATCCTGAACAGAGCCACGGATCATCATTCATTGGTACTTGGTGATGAGATTTGTCATGGAACCGAGACCATCAGCGGCGTAGCTATTGTTGCTGCCTCTGTCATTACATTGGCAAAGCGCGGAGCCAGCTTTATATTTGCAAGTCATTTACACCAATTAGCCAGCATGCAGCGCATAACTGATCTTCCTAATGTAGGTAGTTTTCACTTGAGAGTCCGTTATGACGGAACCAAGGATGTTCTTGTGTATGAACGTGACCTAGTTCCTGGCTCAGGAGACCCTATATATGGTCTAGAGGTGGCAAAGGCCAGTCACCTGAATCCCGATTTTATCTCACTTGCGCAAGAGATTAGACGCGAGATCAGCGGTGTTTCGCATCAGCTAATGCCCTCCAAACAATCACGATATAATAAAAGTCTGTACATTCACAGATGTCAGATATGTGGTGGTCCCGCTGAGGACACTCATCATATCGATTTTCAATGCACTGCCGATGATAAAGGCTTTATCAAACATTTTCATAAGAATGTGCTGGCAAATCTCGTCGTTTTATGCAAGCCATGCCACAAATCCGTGCATGCTCCACAACCTGGTTTGATTATAAAGGGATATCTGCAGACAAGTGCGGGACCCATCCTGGATTATGATACTAAGGCGGATGGGTCTACCAAGAAAGGGACAGATGCCATAGCAAACGCCATAAATGAGACAGTTGTCGGAAATGGAGCGAATCAGACTCCAAAGCAAGAGAAAATACGACCGGTCATCGTCTTGAAAACGGTGGCACCAAGCTTCTAATCCTGGTGTCGGTTGCGGAGACGGTGGGAAAGCTCGATGTGACTCAACATCGACTGTCGGCAGCAGGTCTTCTTGAGCTTGAGTGCATCCAATGCCATGCCCCTTGCAGTCTTGTTTGGATGTTCTGGATCAGTCTTACCATTCTCCTTGAACTCTTTGGTGAGTTTGATATAGTCCTTCCAACGATGCCCAATCACAACACCACATGTCATACAATGCGTGTTGACGATCATCCTGGTGCCCTGTCTATATGTGTTCCAAGATTTTGTTGTGATGACCTGTTACCCCACACCCTAAAACATTCAATTTTTAAATCACCATGTGATCAATCATCGGAACAAACAGTCTGCACTATGCGGGCGGTCACCTTGTAAGGATCCATACTGCTGCTGGGTCGACGATCCTCAAAATACCCGCATCCCTCGATAGGTACAATAGTTGGGATCCTGACACTCGAACCTCGGTGAGCAACTCCCCAACTGAATTTCTCAGCACTGCTTGTTTCGTGCTTACCTGTGAGTCTTTCTGAGTTGTCATCTCCATAGCATTCTATATGTGCTGAGTGTTCCCTTTCCAAGCGTGCCATTGCTGGGATGATCGCATTCTTGTATCCATTCTCTGCACGCATATCTGCAGTGCTAAAGTTTACATGACATCCAGAGCCGTTCCAATCTCCTTTGACAGGTTTAGCACCAAAATCAATCCGAACGCCGGATTCCTCAAAACCGCGCATCAACAGGTATCGAAGCAGAATAAGTCCATCGGCGCCACGGATACCCTTCTCACAGATCTGCAATTCAGCTTGTCCAGGAGCAACCTCATAGTTCATGCCTGTAATGTTCAATCCAATTGAGACTGCACTCTCAACTATCCGGTCCAGTACTCTGCGCACTGAAACCCGCCCAGCACCGATGCCACAGTAGAATCGGTCCTTCTCAGTCTCATTCAACGGACCAGCACTCACCTCATCATCCCAATCCAATGGCATGCCCGTCTTGCAATCAATCATGAAAAACTCCTGTTCAAGCCCGAACATAGGATCATGTTTCTCTCCATACAACTCCATAATCTCTCGACAGTGTGCACGGGTGTTGGTCGGATGGGGCTTGGTACACTCAACGTCTTCGAAGGTCTCACATAGGACCAAAAAACTTTTCATATGCAGTGTTGGTGTATCGATGATAGGTCTGAATGGATCATCCAAGATACACACAGGTCTGATATGCACCTCGCTGTTCTCTGTGTGTGCCTGGCGAGTAGAGCTACCATCATAATTCCATATACCAAAAAACTTTTCCAGGGATGCAGATTTATCCTCCGTTTCAGCAAGAGACACGATCTTTGTCTTGGAGCGCAATCCTCCAGATCCATCGATCCAAATGTATTCACCTCGAAGTCTATACATGTATTCTATGGCCACGGGTACCTTATACTAAATATGAGATTTATATCCTGTCGCTGACACCTTCACCGACACCACACTGACACTTCACTGACACTTCACCTGCTAAATGTCTTGTGTGGGATGTGTGGGGTGAACAGGCACTATTCCTGTTTACTACGTGGCCAAAGCCACAATTCTTCCCTATACTTGGCCAACAGTTGAACAATTATAGTAACTGAGATGTGAAAATTCACAAACATTTTGGAGGATTAAAAATAAATTTCGAAGTCAAAAAATCTCAGAAAAAAGTGCACGCTGCAGCAATGATGCCTGTATAAGAGGTAGACTAGTAGTTCTTGTACAGAAGACTTTGGTGCTCCAGACCTAGCCAATAGTAACACAATCACAGTGACTGAGATGTGAAAATTCACAAACATTTCGGAGGATTAAAAATAATTTTCCAAACCGAGTATCCTCTGATCTCTTCGAGATCAGAGTAAGTGGCCCAGAGGGCCGGAAATCTCAGAAAAAAGTGCACGCTGCAGCAATCATGCTTGTATAAGAGGTAGACTAGTAGTTCCTGACTCAGAAGACTTTGGTGCCCTAGGCTTATAGCTAATAGTAACACAATCACAGTGACAGAGATGTGAAAATTCACAAACATTTTGGAGGATTAAAAATAAATTCCAAAGTCAGAGTGAGTGGCCCAGAGGGCCGGAAATCTCAGAAAAAAGTGCACGCTGTCCGCACCACAATGGTGCGTACAGTAGCTGTTCAAGAGGTGGATTAATAGTTCCTGAGTCAGAATGCTTAGGCTCATTCCATTGCTACCTACTCTTGATTGGTTCACAGTCCCGGTTTACTATTACTTGCCTTTTACCCAAATTTCGCGCCCCCGGAGGGCAAGGGAGCGATCATGGCTTTGCCATGTGGACCGCTGAGGCTCAGCGCGCAGCGCCAGCCGAGGGGAGGCCGGAGGCCGACACTGATCCATGTTTGGGTTCCATATTTGGTGCCCTCGACCTAGCTAATAGCAACACAATTACAGTGACTGAGACGTGAAAATTCACAAACATTTTGGAGGATTAAAAATAAATTTCAAAGTCAGAGTAAGTGGGCCGGGAATCTCAGAAAAAGTGCACGCTGCCCCGCACCATTGTGGTGCGTACGGTAGCTGTACAAGAGGTAGATTAATAGTTCCTGAGACCTTGTTGTTCTAGTACAAACACCTGTAGTACTCCTTGTTCGGAATTGCCTTCTGCGCTGCCAATCGCTTGCGGACATTGGTATCCTTGATTTCCACATTGCCTCCTTTCTGAGTGATGTAGTATTCCCACTCGCCCTCATCGAGAAGACCAGGCATGAAGTTGATGTCGAAATATGCCACGGTCTGGGTGTCGAGATCGAGCGTATCGAGATCCTGACAAAAGCCTCTCATCGCCTGCGTGGTGTGCATGACGAATACCCTGCCATCCTTGAGCATGTCCAATGCCTGTTTGAGGCTCATTTTACACAGCCAATTCGTTGTAATTGTTTGTATTCTGGTTTGGAAAGGAGTGATATGTAACCAACTAGCTGTCAATTTTTGACACACATATCCAGATATAGTCATTTTCATTCAGGTTGAAGATCACAATATTCTGCATGCATGCTAAAGAATATAGATGTACAAAAAAATCTGCGTCACAGTATAGACATCAGTCAACAAAACAACACAATGTCAGCCAGACGCCCCGCCTGTGAAGCCTATCAAGGTCGCGCCATGTGCGAAAACGATGAACACTGCACGTACGTGCAGCCAGGTGGCCCTTGCCGCAGCAGGTCGCAGCTCAAACGCTACGGCATTGCCGAAGGTCTGCGTGAGAGGAAGCGCCGCGCAGCTGGCACTGTGCCAATGAAGTCCGCCAAGCGCGTAGCTGCCTCGAAGGCTGCCGCCAAGAAGAACCCATGGCTCCGTCACGTCAGAGCTGTTCGTGCCGCCAACCCAAAAATGGCCTACAAGGATGTTCTCCGCCTTGCCAGCCAGTCCTACACCAAGGTTGGCCGTAGGTAAGAGATTGTGTGATGCACATCCATATCCTCTGATTTCTCTATAGATTCAACTACTGGTTGTTCTACTGTAAACGCGATAGTATTTTATAAGTATTTTATATATAAAGGTATTTGTCGGTTAAAAATTTATATATACAGTCGGTTTCAATGACATTGGGACAATCCAATTTTGCTGCTAATATCGTCTTTGAATTTCCCGTCTCTCCAAAAACACTGATAGACGTAAAATCCGTTTACATCTACCTGTGTTGGCCGCAAAAATTACAACATCTCAATGTCATTGTTGTATGCTCTATAATGTAGAACTAAGCTATAGAGCACACAATAGTTCGTTGAAAAATGAAAAAGTTATTAATACTCTAGAATTAGTAGCAATAACAACAAAACAATGAAAGAGCCTCCCGATAAGGAAATATTACCCATTAAGATTAATGTTGTTGACAAGGAAATATTGCCCATCAAGATTAAAGTTATTGACAAGAAACACCCAGTTGAGAGTGATGAAAGGATCATTGTGAACCCAATAATCCGGAGAGTGGTTACCACCTTAGAGCAATCAGATTCTATTGAGAAGAAGGAGAAAGTACCAGAACAGGAGATCCATGTCACACACAACAATGATACAGATGGATCCACATCTACTGACACTCGTAAGGATATCAGAACTAGTGTCATCAAGTGTCGACTGGGATCATTTGTCAATAGTAGTGGTAAAAGGATCGGTCTTGTGGACCATATCAAGAAAATGGTTTTGACGATTAATGATATTGCCTATGGTGCATATCACCTTGTCAATGTTTACCTGCTTGATCTATGTGAGAGGGACCCTTCCATGATCCCACGGTCACTGAAACAAAACTTTTTTGCACAGGCATGCGGGCACGTCTCGAAAATATATAAACGGCGCCCTAAAAAGCTGCAGAACCCCCTTTTCCCTGATGCAATTATTCAGAAGTTTCTCCAGACATTACCCAACAACTTTATGTTACCACCCAAGGATCAAATGAATTCATTGATCAACAATCTTGCTAGGGAGATGCTCACTGTCTCCAAGAATCATTTCAACACAAATTTCGATCAAAGGCTTTCTATTCATATTCGTGACTTTTATGGTATCCGAGACCAATGGAAACGTTCCTACATTGTTGAACGTGTTTTCATGAGAAAGGACAAGGATACTGAATCAAAGTTCAAGGGAGACAGTGAAACAGAACTGCTTATCCAGTCACTTGCAAAAGAGCTGAATTACCCCAATCAAGATACTGTAATCTCAAACAATCTGGACGTGTTTGTACCATTTCTCTGGAAAATCAAGAAAATCCAAGAGTTTAAGAGGTGCATTGCCCCGATCAGAGGTTCTGAAAATGGTAGAAAGATTGGTAAGGCTTTCAGTCTCTTGCCCTTGAAGAGGTCATTCATCCCGAGCCATATTAACATTTGCAGTAAGTCTCTGGGAGAGATGTTGCGTGCCACTGGGAACCTTAGTGATAGAAGGAACAATGTTGCCTTTTACAAAACACTCTGGGATAGGTTTTTCAAGATTTCAAACTACACAACCAGGAAAAGACATTTTGGTTACAGTATATCTACCAATGGCTATGAGGTCGCAATTCGACTGGATGCTCCAGGAGCTTGCTCTCATTCAAACAGGGAAGCATTTATCACAAAGACTAATGCCAATGGCAATCAGGGTCGAGAATTTGAGAAATGTGTGATCTGTGGCAAGTTCCTTGGATTTACAGATGAGAAGAAAGTTGCCAAGAAATTGGAAAAGAACAACGAACCCTCAGTTGAACCCTCAGTTGAACCCTCAGTTGAACCCTCAGTTGAACCCTCAGTTGAACCCTCAGTTGAACCCTCAGTTGAACCCTCAGTTGAACCCTCAGTTGAACCCTCAG